CGTGTGCATATTGAGCAGTCAAAGCGTAGAGCAGAGGTGTTCTTGCCTATAGACGACGACTTGCTTGAGATGTTACAACAACAGCATGAGGACTTTGGATTTCAGAAGTGGGTAGCACCAAGACCACAGCCTGTTGGTGGAGAGTACATACCATACAGTCAGTACAAGCTACCACTGCACGCACGCAAGCTGATGGACGAGGCTGGCTTGTCAAGTGAACTGCGACTATCTGACCTGCGTCGTACTGGCACAACTGAAATGGTTGAGGCTGGCGTTGGTATCGGACAGATCATGTCGGTTACAGGACATGCTAACCCACAGTCAGTCAAACCTTACATGAAGAATACATACGAGAGTGCAAACAATGCCTTGACAGCACGTAAAATACATGGTAAAAGCACTTAACTGCCGCACAGGAGAGAGTATATATGAATAATATATATAACATTATAAGTGATATGAATGTACCAGTAGGTAATACAGTGAGGACTAAGTGTCCTAGCTGTGGTCAACGTACATTCACAGTGACCAACAACATGGGATCACTTGTATGGAATTGTTTCCGTATGTCTTGTGATCTCAAAGGTGGCACACGTGTGCGTATGTCAGCGGATGATATTCGTGTACAGCTATCCGATGCGGAACGCTTTGCAGAAGATAGCTTCGATGTGCCTGAATATCTTGTGCCGTACAACTACGATGTAGCTGAATGGGCTAGTGAGTTGTATGGGCTTGACGCAGAGGAGTTAGGTTTGCTATACGATGTGCGTGAACACCGTGTTGTGTTCCCCATTAAACACGACAGCAAAGTCGTGGACGCTACAGGTCGTGCGCTAGGTAAGCGTCTACCTAAGTGGCGTCGTTATGGAAAAAGTGGCTTGCCTTATACACATGGTTGTGGTAAAGTCGCAGTGGTTGTTGAGGACTGCGTGAGTGCCGCCGTAGTTGGTGGCGGTAACTTTGTCGGGGTTGCTGTGCTTGGGACTTCACTGTCAGATGCACACAAGAAGTATCTCGCGCAGTTCTCAACAGCAGTTATCGCACTTGATCCTGACGCAGTGCGTAAGACTTTGCTGATGGCAAAAGAGTTGAGAGGACACGTGCCTAACGTGCGTGTGTTATACTTGACGGATGATTTGAAGTATCGTACTCCAACTGACATGAATAACCTAGCCGACATAGGAGAAATATAATGGAAGTATCAATGTTACGCAGTCTAATGGACAAAGGATTCTACGATGACCATCGTGGTGCCAAGTGTCCTGACAGGCTGTTCAGTTCTGACAATCGTAAGATCAAGCAGACTATCGACAGGGCTATGGATCACTACAATCGTAGTGTCACACCCGACGAGGTGCAAGCCTTGTTCCTATCGGACAATCCTACCATGACCACTGCGCAGAAGCAGGGCTTCGACGGATTGTTTGTGCAACTCAAGCGGGAAGCACCGATGGGTAACGACGTTGCGCAAGAGGTGTTGTCTAAACTATTCCAGAAGGTAGTGGGCGAGGACATCGCTAACATTGGCTTCGATATGGTGAGTGGCACTGGTGGTACTATGGAGACACTGCGCAACTTGCTTGAGCGTTATGGTGATGACTTCACTCCCAACCTGAACATTGAATGGGATGACATTACTATTGAAACGCTGATGGCAAAGGCTGAACTGGAAGCACGTTGGTCTTTCAACATTCCTAGCGTTGCACGTAAGATAGAGGGCGTCAGTGCTGGTCAGCTTATCGAAGTGGGTGCGCGTCCTAACACTGGCAAGACATCGTTCCATGCTAGCTTGATTGCCGCACCCAATGGCTTTGCACATCAAGGTGCCAAGTGTATCGTGTTGTGTAACGAAGAGCCTACCCACAGGGTGGGTGCAAGATATCTCACTGCCGCCGCAGGTATGTCGGCACGTGAGGTAAAGGAGAACATGTCGAAAGCCAAGTCACTGTATGCACCTGTGATGAATAACATCAAGATCAAAGAGGCATCAGGACGTGATATGAATTGGGTGGAGAGTGTTGCCAAAACATACCGGCCTGACGTTCTTGTGCTTGACATGGGTGACAAGTTCAAGGCAGAGGGTGGCTTCGCCCGACAGGATGAAGCACTTAAAGCCTGTGCTATTCATGCAAGACAGATTGCCAAGGCATATGATTGTGCTGTGTTCTACATGTCACAGCTTTCTGCGGAAGCAGAGGGCAGGTCGCAGTTGAATCAAAGCATGATGGAAGGATCGCGTACAGGCAAAGCCGCAGAGGCAGACCTGATGATCCTGATTGGAAAGTCTCCGACTGTCGAAGGACAGGAAGAGGATAGCCCATTGAGGCACATGAACATTGTCAAGAACAAGCTGAACGGCTGGCATGGTATGGTCAACTGTGAACTTGACTACTTGACAGCAAGATACGAGGGGTGATATACAATGCTAGGAGTACTCGCAACTTTCGCTGTAGCTTTGTTCTTCAATGATAACGCTGTGTTTATCAAAGATGTTGAACAAAAACGTAGTGAAGGATATAAGTTTGAGTATACAGGTAAGCACGATGCTGATCCTGCCATTCCACACATTGCTGCGAATGGTAAAGTATACTTTAGTATGAGGAAGGAATAGAGATGAAGCTAACACTTGATGTAGAGAACACAGTCACACATCGTGACGGCAAGATGCACCTTGATCCATTTGAGGCTAACAACAGCCTGACGATGGTGGGTATGCTGACGGACCAAGGCCAGTGCCTTACGTTCCCATTCGATCACGCTGATTGTCCTAATCAAGAGGATCACTATGAGCGTGTACAGATGATGCTTGATGAAGCCACTGTGCTTATCATGCACAACGCAGCGCACGACTTACTGTGGCTGTGGGAGAGTGGATTTAAATATGATGGGCCTGTGTTTGACACGATGCTAGCAGAGTATGTGCTGCAACGTGGCATCAAGGAGCCGCTTTCATTGCAAGCGTGTGCTGAACGCTACGATCTTGACACTAAGAAGCAAGACACGTTGAAGGAATACTTCAAGCGAGGCTACAGCACACGCGACATTCCATACAACGAACTGTGTGAGTATCTGGTCGCTGACCTTGAAGCTACACAGCAACTGGCAGACAAGCTGATGTATCGTCTGAACACACCAGAGGACAGTGGTCTTATGGGTACTGTTGACCTGACTAATCAGGTCGCCGTGTGCTTGTCACGCATTTACCAGCGTGGCTTTACTGTGGACAGGGACGCACTAGAAGAAGTGCGGGTAGAGTTTGAGAAAGAGCGGGATGAACTTACCGTCGATCTGCAACGTCATGTTCGCAGACTGATGGGCGATACTCCTATCAACCTCAACAGCCCAGAGCAATTGTCTTGGGTTGTGTACAGCCGTAGAGTTACGGATAAACAGTATTGGGGCAACAGCATTGACCCATACATGTCTGACAATACATTTCGCGGTCTGATGAATGAGTTGACAGAACGTGTCTACAAAACCAAAGCAATGCAGTGTAAGATGTGCAATGGCACAGGTTACATACGAAAGGTAAAAAAGAATGGAGAGCCGTTTGCGAAACTTAATCGCTGCAATCATTGTGGTGCTGCTGGTTATACTCTATCACCATCCAATGTTGTCGCTGGGTTAAGGTTTAAACCACCCGGCCCGAAGTGGGCGAGTGCCAATGGCTTTAGTACTAGCAAGAATAATCTAGCTATACTAGAGAATGCAGCCAAGAAGAAAGGATCAGAAGATACGGTTGATTTCTTGTCTAAGATCAGACGATTGTCGGCAGTAGAAACTTACTTGTCTTCTTTTGTCGAGGGCATTAAGATGTTTACTAAGCAAGATGGTAAACTGCATGTGCGGTTACTACAGCACCGCACTACAACTGGTCGTCTATCAGGTGCTGAACCTAACATGCAGAACATGCCACGTGGTGGCACCTTTCCTGTAAAGAAAGTATTTGTGTCTCGCTTTGAAGGCGGCAAGATTATGGAAGCTGACTTTGCACAGCTAGAGTTTCGTGCAGCAGCATTCCTTTCACAAGATGGAGTTGCAATTGAAGAAGTATCTACTGGGTTTGATGTACACAGTTACACCGCTAAAGTTATTACCGATGCTGGTCAACCTACGGATAGGCAGACTGCAAAGGCTCACACGTTTGCACCGCTTTATGGCGCAACAGGCTTTGGGAGAACGGCAGCGGAAGCAGAGTATTACACTCACTTCACGGAGAAGTACAAAGGAATCGGGCTTTGGCATTCCCGATTGGCTAAAGAGGCTATAAATACAGGTTGCATTACAACCCCATCAGGACGAGAGTTTGCTTTTCCTGATGTCGTTCGCAAAGCAAGTGGACGTGTATCCCATTTCACGCAAATTAAAAACTACCCAGTGCAATCATTTGCAACAGCCGATATAGTACCTATTGCACTGTTATTCATAGACGAGCAGTTGGCTTATGCTAAGTCTTGCATCGTCAATACTGTACACGATAGTATTGTTATCGATGTACATCCACATGAGGAGCGGCTTGTCATACAGGCCATCCACAAAACAAACAAGGAGTTACCAGCTTTGATTACAGGTAGGTGGGGTATTACTTTTAATGTACCTCTCCTACTTGAAGCTAAGATGGGACCGAATTGGCTTGACACGAAAGACGTGTCGTGATATAACTACGCATTCTAACTCGAAAGAAGGAGTATAAAATACATGAATGAGATCACTACAATTGATACCAATAACTATGCTGCTATGGCTAAAGCTATGGGTATTGCAAATGAAGGAACGAGCAACACTAAAAAGTCTAACACGCTTGCTCGTCTACGCATTCATCACACCCCGATTATGGGACTTGCCGAAGTCAAAGGCAAAAAGGTGAATGTTGAAGTTGTGGAAGGTGGGCAGTATAAGTTAGAGATTCCTGATGGTCCTACTTACTACGCCACGTCTGCACGTATTCGCCCATACATGCAACGCTTTATGTATAAGCGTTTTATTATGGCGTCAGGCACCACACCTAATCGCTATGTCAAAACTGTCATGGCTGATAACTTGAACATCGACTTGAAGGATAATGATGGTGGCTTTAACTGTGGTAAACCTGCTGGCTACATCCAAGACTTCAAGTCTCTGCCGGAAAAGACGCAGGAACTTATCAAGCAGATTAAGCGAGTGCGCGTAATCTTTGGTACAGTTGAATTAGTCAATCCAACAGATGATCAAGGCAACTCTGTTGAACTGGAGTCTACTCCGTTCATCTGGGAAGTAGACAATCGTGATGCGTTCAAAGGTTGGGGTGATGTTTTCACTACCTTTGCAAAACAAAAGCGTCTTCCCATCCAGCATGTAGTGGATGCAGCTACAGAGGAACGTAAGCTACCAAACGGCAACAGCTTTTTCTTGCCTGTTACCACGGTTAATCTTACAAACATTGTAGACATTGAGCAGTCTGATCAAGTGCTGTTCACTGACTTCATGGCGTGGGTAGAAAATTATAATGAATATATAATTAATATCTACGCGGAAAAGACTACCTCGCATGATGACGAAGAGGACATTGCTATTGTTGCCGACTTGTCTGACATGATCGACATTGAAGAAGAAGAGGTGGCGTAATGAAACACCCTGCTGAACTGGCGGTCCATCAGTACATGGAGAATGCCGCAAACGGTAAGACTACTATGTCGTCTGAGACGATACGACAAGTTGGTCTTGATGTTATGAGTGCTATGGCACGCCAGTTTGGCGGGGGTAATAAGCGAGGTGAGTTCAGCCTACGTATGTCTAATGTGGGTAGACCAACTTGCCAACTCTGGTTTGACAAGAATGAACCAGAGAAAGCGTTACCTCTGCCAACAACATTTGTAATGAACATGATGCTTGGCGACATTGTTGAGGCTGTCTTTAAAGGATTACTTAAAGAAGCAGGAGTGCAATATGAAGATGATAAGAAGGTTACACTTGAACTTGAGAGTGATGCATCCGTCTCTGGCACATATGATATTGTTATTGACGGTGCCGTTGACGATATTAAGTCAGCGTCTAATTGGTCTTACAATAACAAGTTTGACTGCTTTGAAACTTTAAGTAATGGTGATCCTTTCGGATATATAGCGCAGCTTGCTGGCTATGCGAAGGCGTCAGGCAAACGTGCCGGTGGATGGTGGGTAGTGAACAAAGCAAACGGCGAGTTCAAGTATGTACCGGCCACAGGTATTGACATTGAAAAAGAGATAGACAATATTCAGCAGACGGTTGACTCTATAGAAGAGAATAAGTTTGAGCGTTGCTTCGATGCTGTTCCTGAAACATTCAGAGGCAAGGAGACAGGCAATATGATTTTAGATCAAAACTGTATTTTCTGTAGGTATCGTTTTGCTTGTTGGGATGGGCTGGAAGAACGTCCTTCTATTCCGTCACAAGCCAAGCAACCTAAAACGGTTGCATATGTATCATTAACAAAGGAGTATACACAATGAGTGACGACATGGATACGTTGCTTGAAGAAATAAAAGCAACAGAGAAACACCTAGCAGAACTTCGTAAGGAATACCGTGAACGGAAAACTGCTGGTGTACGTGCTGCAATAGAGGCACGTAACGAAGCAGACAAAGTTTTGCGTGACGAGCTAAAAGCTATAGGCTATCGTGATCCTATGGACTTCTGGAGAGGTCGTGGTTTCTAGTGCTTAATCACGCAGCATTTCGTGCAGCACGAAAGTATGGTTATAGGAGTGGGTTAGAACACAAGCTCTCTATCTACCTTGATGAACTCAAAGTTAAGTATGACTACGAGAAAGTTAAGATTGAGTGGGAAGACCTTGCGTACCGCACCTATACTCCAGACTTCGTGCTGGACAATGGGATCATCATTGAGACTAAAGGTATGTTTACAGCAGCGGATAGAAGGAAACACCTTGCCATTAAGAAGCAGCATCCGCAGCTTGACATTCGCTTTGTTTTCGAGAATAGTAGAAGGAAGTTACGAAAAGGTGCCAAGTCAACGTATGCAGGATGGTGTATCAAGTATGGTTTTAAATACTATGACCGCATCATTCCTGAAGATTGGCTGAAAGAAAAAGGAAAGAACAAGCATCCCAAGTTTATTAAGTTCAGTGGAACCAAAGTGAAAAGGAGATAGGAAATGGACTCAATTGAAGAAGGCGACTTTGTAATTAGAATAAGACCGTCTGAAATAGATGGTGAGTGGACAGGTGAAATAGATATATCTATCATCTCTCAAGCAGACAACCCACTTAATGATGAAGGATATACACAGCTTATGCATTTCTGTAAGATGATGTGTGCTTCAGTTCCTCTTATGGAAGCAGACGATTCGCTACGTAATTTAGTCCATTCATACGTAATGGAGACTATTGACAAAGACGATGAAGATGTGATAGACGATGACAGTAGTATAGTCATTACTAAAGAAGATGGTAACGTAGTGCATCTTAGCTTTGGTAGTAGAACGAAAGGGAATGCATAATGCGACACGAAGAGTATATGAAAATGCGGAGTGAAGAATTAGAGCAAGCTGGCAAGGAAGCATATGCTAATGTTGATATGGTCAACAATCCATCTCACTACAATAAGTCTGGGATAGAGTGCATTAATGCTATACAAGCTGCAACAGGTGATGGCTATGAGTTTTACCTGCAAGGTAATATACTAAAATATCTATGGCGTTACAGGTACAAGAATGGTAGTGAAGATTTGAAGAAAGCACAGTGGTATCTTAACGAATTAATAGAGGAAGTAGAAGGTTGCTATGATGAGGGTTAAGGTATACATCAACATAGAAATAGACCCAGATGAATATCCAGTTCCCGCTGATGAAGATGTTGGTCTAGAAATTGAAGACGGTATACGCGAATACTTCTATGATGTAGAAGGCACTGAAATTAAACATATTAAAACACTAACGGAGTGATGACATGAATAACTATCTACCCACAGACTATCAAAACTTTATTGCTCTCTCTAGATACGCTCGTTGGAAAGATGATGAGCAACGTCGTGAGACATGGTCTGAAACAGTCGAGCGATACTTTGACTATATGGAAAATCATCTGGACAAGAACTATAATTATAAGCTGTCTGATGAACTACGCGCAGAGCTTGAAGAGGCTGTGCTAAATCAAGACATCATGCCCAGTATGAGGGCGTTGATGACTGCTGGCCCAGCGTTGGATCGTTGCCACGTGGGTGGATACAACTGTTCTTACGTGCCTGTAGATGACACTAAAGCCTTTGATGAAACTATGTATATACTCATGTGCGGCACAGGTGTTGGCTTCTCTGTAGAACGTGAGAACGTAGATAAGATGCCAATCATTAACGAACACTTTGAGCATACCCACACAACAATTAAAGTTGCAGACAGTCGTTCTGGATGGGCAAGGGCGTTGCGTGAATTGATTGCTATGCTATATGCAGGACAAATTCCACGATGGGACGTGTCAAATGTAAGACCTGCAGGTGCAAGACTAAAGACATTTGGTGGCCGCGCTTCTGGTCCCGCTCCTCTTGAAGAGTTGTTCCAGTTTGTTATTGACAAGATTACAAACGCTGCAGGTCGTAGGCTCTACCCACTAGAGTGTCACGATATCATGTGTAAGATTGGTGAGGTTGTCGTCGTAGGTGGGGTACGGCGTAGCGCACTCATCAGTCTGTCCAACTTGGGTGACACACAGATGCGTCACGCTAAGTCAGGACAGTGGTGGGAGAACGAGGGACAACGTGCGCTAGCAAACAACAGCGTGTCCTATAAGTTCAAGCCAGACATGGATACCTTCATGCGTGAGTGGCTAGCCCTGTACGAGAGCAAGTCGGGTGAGCGTGGTATCTTCAACAGACAGGCTGCTAAGAAGCAAGCGTCACTAAATGGTCGCCGCGATTCGGAACAAGAGTTTGGCTGCAATCCTTGTAGCGAGATTATCCTGCGTCCGTATCAATTCTGCAATCTGTCAGAGGTTGTGGTGCGTGCATCTGATACACAACAGTCACTGACAGAGAAGGTACGTTTAGCTACTATCTTAGGCACGTTCCAATCTACACTGACAGATTTTAAATATCTACGTAATGTGTGGAAAAAGAATACAATGGAAGAGAGGTTGCTTGGTGTGTCGCTAACAGGTATCATGGACAATGCCATGATGTCTGGTAAGTCAACACATCTTGGCATGAACATTAGTGCCACACTAAATGCACTGAAAGAAGAAGCTATTATTACTAACGCAGATATAGCTGAAGAACTTGGTATTTCGCAGTCAGCGGCTATCACTTGCGTGAAGCCATCTGGCACAGTCTCACAGCTTGTCAACAGCGCATCAGGTATTCATGCTCGTCACAACCCATACTACATTCGCACTGTGCGTGGTGACAACAAAGACCCGCTGACACAATTTATGATAAGTTCAGGTGTGCCATCTGAACCTGATGTAATGAAGCCAGATAGTACAACAGTGTTTAGCTTCCCAATGAAATCACCTCATGGTGCAGTCACACGGTTCGACATGACTGCCATTGAACAGCTTGAACTGTGGCTCCTGTATCAGCGTCACTGGTGTGAACACAAGCCGTCTGTCACCATCTCTGTGAAAGAGCATGAGTGGATGGAAGTAGGAGCGTGGGTGTACAAACACTTTGATGAAGTGTCAGGCATTAGCTTCCTACCATTCAGTGAGCATACGTACAAACAAGCACCATATCAAGACTGCACAGTTGAGGAGTACGGCAAGATGATGGAGCGTATGCCCAAGTCTATTGATTGGACATGGCTACAGGACTACGAGAAAGAAGATACCACGTCAGGTGGACGCGAGTTGGCTTGTACCGCTGGTGTGTGTGAGGTAGTTGACATTGAAGCAGCATAGTGGTAAAGTCTGGAAACAAGGTGCGGGGTGGGTGCAGTACAATCCACCTCGTCACCATCCTCAATATAAAGAGTGGATGAAGCAGAAAGAAAAGGAGAAAGAAAATGATTCTTGATGTTGTTAAGTCAGAAGATAAGGATCAGATTCCACCTAACATCAACTGCCGATTTGAAGATGGTGAGTGGTGGTACTATGGGAACAAAGACGGAACACGGCGGCGGCTAAAAGGACATAGGAAGAAGTACCTTGAACGCATGTATGTCAATGGCAAATATATTCCTAAGTCTAATCCTTTGTGGAAAGCAGGTAGGTATAAGTCTTTTGATGACGCTTGGTCACATAGACAGATTAATAATACCACTGAAGGTGAAGTCTACATCGTAGTTAACGATGCGTGGCCTGAATGGGTTAAGGTTGGGAAAGCGGTGTCGGCTGAAGATCGCTGCAATGGATATCAAACTTCATCGCCCTTCCGTGATTACGTAGTTATAGCCACGTTGGCTACGGATCATCGTCACTTAAAAGAAAGAGAGATGCATCGTGTCTTTAATCACTTTGCAGATGAACGTAAAGGCGAATGGTTTAAGATTGATCGTGTAAAAGCGATTAATATTTTTAATCTTCATGCGAAGAATGAACTAAACAAGGAGTTACAAAGTGAAATATCAAATGATACAAGCTCTTAAACATCACGCTATTGCTAATGTACATCTGCACAAAACTAATATAGATGTGTATTTTGCCAACCCCGCTGGTATTGGGGAACACTCTGATATCATGGAAGCAATACAGGGAGAACTAGATAAGATGGCAGTTCACGAAGATCGTTTAGCCATCTTGAACAACTGGCCGCAGGAGAAAGAAGATGAAGAAGCCGATAG